TTGAGTTCCTTGAGCTGCTTGGCAAAGTCTGGCTGGGCGCTCATCATCAGCTCGCAGTCCTGCTCAAGAGCAACAGGGGCTGGGGCTGATTCTTTGATCGGCTTTGGCCCAACGCTCTCCTTGGAGATCGGAGCCGCCGCCCTCTTGAGGGCAAGCTTCTTGTTCTCTCGCAGCCTTCGGTACACGCCATACTGGCAACAAGAAATCTCACAGCCGAAGTTTGTAAAATAACCAAGCTCTGACACTTCTCGCATGTGCATCTTCGACTCATCTTCATCGCTGAGCTCAAAGAAGTTGTCTAGATCGCGTCGGATTGCGTTGATGAGCCTGCGGCCAACCTCAGCTGAGATCGAGTGCTCGAGGTCAGCATAGAAGTAGTTGACCGTGTCCATCGCCCCGACGCCAGGCACCACGAACTCATCGTCCTCATCGATGTTCCCAGGATTACCCTCTCGGATCAGAGTCCCAACGTCCGGCATGCGCGCCAAGTTACAGGAGAAGTGATATCCGTAGTAGTTTCCAATCCCTCTGGTGGAGTTCAGAAACTCAAAGGACTGCTTCATGTCTGGCTTGGTCTTGTAGAAGTTCACAAACTTGGGTCCCATGTAGGTGAACCAGTACAAGATGTCAGACGGACGAGTGGAACGCTCAGCCAGCTCCTGTGGAGTGGTGCCGAGCTTGTGGTCGATCGGAGTCCCACCGATGCTCCTGGCATAGTTCCTGGCGGCGACCTGGAGGCTTGTGCGAAGCTCGGTCGTTCCGTAGATCTGCTCCTTTGACTTTGCGGCAGATTCAAGGTTCTCGCAGAGCTGGAGCTGGTAAGCCTTATCGCTAACCAGACGCTCATAGACTATGAAGTCCGCGCCAGTGTTTCGGACCGCAATCTTGACTGTGTTCGACGGACCATAGAACTTGACGATGGCAGAGTTGATCAGCCGGTCCTCAAAGGTCGCCTTTGAGTTGTAGTTCAGGTTCTCGTTGAGCCAGATGATCTCATCGTGGAAGCTACGGTTTGGGTGGAAGTACGGTACGGACTTTCCATCCACCACAAACCCGTAACCGAACTGCGACTCTTCTTCGGGCTTGTGCCGGAATTCATCGAAAGTCTGAGACTGTGCAAATCGCACAAGGTACTCTCGACGATTCATCTCCTTGATGAACTTGACAAAGTCCTTCTTCTTGTCTGAGTCGATCAAAGCGATAAGCTCAGCGTCACTGAGCCTCAAGAGCTGGGCATTTGTCATCTTAGAGGTCCTCGAGGTGACGTCGATTTTCTTTGCCGACGAAGGGATTGTTGACGAAGATGACTTTGGTATCGAGATAGTTGGCGTCGATAGCCTTCCGGATCTCTTGGGCCTGGATCTCATCGTCTTCGTAGAAGTAATCAACTTGGACACCAAGCCTCGCAAGATCGAGGATAGTCTTGGCTTTGTGCTGTCCAGAAGATACTCGAGTCTTTCGTTCATATGGTACCTGGTTGAAGAAGACCGTGTTGTTGATTCCGTTCCTGCGGAGGAAGGCAAGGGTCTCTGCCTCCTCCTGCTGGCTACGTCCCGTGATGATCACGTCCTGCGGACCTGGGCGGATGCCACAGACACCATCGCCAAGGTGGATCACGCCATCGATATCAAAGCCATTTACCTTCATGCAGCCTTCCGCCGGAAGGTGAAGTCAAACACCTTCTTCTGCTTGAACATCATGATCGGATGCTCGGTGACTTCCCAGAGGACAGGGTCAAAGAACCGTGCGGGGTACTCCTTGAACCTGCCAGATGTCTTGTGGAACTCAATCGCGACCGTCTCAACAAAGTCGGGAATCTTATCGATGGTGTCAAGCAGGTCGTACTCCTTGCCCTCGATATCGATCTTCAGGACCTGGGGACGGTACTGTTCGAGAAGTGCGCTGAAGTTGTGCGAATCGACCTCGACCGAGACATCGCTTGAGTTGCGTCGCTTTGCGGTGGAGGAAGACACCGAGTTCCGCTGGGAAGTCGCATAGTAGAACGTGCACTTTGGATCGTTGTGCTCGCTGACAGCCGCGTTCAGGTTCAGGGAATTCGGCGAGTTCAGCTGGAGCATCGCAAAGTTGTCCGGGCACGGCTCAACTGCAATCACCTGCTTTGCCCCAGCATCCACTGCCATTCGAGCAAATCCACCGATGTTTGCGCCAAGATCCATCACGACCTTGCCCTTGACATCGATGTCACCGTAGTTTCGCTGGCACTCCTTGATCGAGTTTGGATCGAAGGTGTCGATTCGAATGTAGTAGCCGCTTGGCAACTTCTTGACCTTGCACTCGACAAAGTCCCGAAGCTTACCATCAAATCGACGACCGACAGGAAGCTCTTGATTCTCAGTGCTCACTTGACCTCCCGATTTCCGGACGGCGTGATCGCGTAGAGGTCTTGGGCCTTGTACGGCTTGTTCTGACGCTCGGTGTACCGCGTTAGGCGGCGCTGGGAGAGGGACTCGCACTCGTAAACGGTCTCATTCAGGGTGAGTTGCTGGGGAGGCGTCTTCTGGGTGAAGGCGCTCGGACCACGGAGGGCACCGACCAGACCCATCTCACGGGCGACCTTGAGATAGCGCACCGCATCGATGACCACGCCAGCCGAGTTCGGAGAGTCGATGACAGAGAGCTGTGCATCGAGGATGACCGGCGCGCCGAGGAAGCCCTCCATCTCAACGCGGAAGTTTGCCACTTTGTTGTCACCGTAATACCGAATGTACTCGGACGGACCCGCATGGAGGAATGAACCCTCAGGGTTCACGTTGCGGATCACGTTCTGTGCACGGATCACGTTCTCCTTCGAGACCTTCTTGTACTTAAGGCGGGACTGGTCGGTCATGTTCAGGAAGTCGGTGTTACCGCCGACATTTCGCTGGATGTGGCACTTGACCTTGTGACCACGCTCAAAGGCGAGCTCCTGAATCATCTGGCTGAGAATCGAAGCGCCGAACTGCGACTTCATGTCATCACCGATGAGGGGAATTCCAGCATCAATAAACTTCTGCTCCCACTCAGGATTCGAAGCAATAAACACCGGAATGCAGTTCAGGAAGGAGACGCGTGCCTTGAGACAAGCCTCAGCGTAGAACTCAGTCGCCTTCTGGGATCCGACAGGCAGGTAGTTGATGAGGATATCGACCTTGCGATCGACAAGAACCTGGGTGACATCGACCGGCTTCTCGTCCGAAGCGCGGAAAGCCTCGTCATCAGAGTAGTTCTCCATGACAGAAGCGATGCCGTCGAGGATGGGGCCCATCTGCACGGTGGGACCAGCCGGAACATTCTTCTCATAGATCGGAGTGCAGTTGGGCTTCGCAAAGATCGCATCACGGAGCGACTTGCCGACCTTTCGCTTGTCGACATCGAATGCCGCAACAACCTCGACATCTCGAACATTGTAGCCGCCGATGTCGCCCTTCATCAGGCCATCTCGCTCGGCACCGTTCGTGTAGCCGTTGTAGTAGGTGAGGCCCTGGTAGAGAGAGCTGGCACAGTTGCCAATGCCAACAATCGCAACGCGGATCTTGGCGGTCTCAGGGGTGTTCTTAGCGGACATTGTTGACTCCATTGTGAAGACTATTGAACTTGTCGGTTTCGAGATTCCAGCGGTAAGACTGGGGACTCAGGTGAATGCTCTTGGGACGTTCCATGTACTCGAAGTCGAGTTCTCCGTTGCTGTTGATAAACTTGGCTGGCCAGTGGAAGATGCGCCAACCGTTCTCAGATCCCATCTTATCCTGGGCAGCATTGAATGTTTCGACCAGCTTAGTACGTTCTGCCCAAGAACCATAGAATGCCGTACCCTTGAAGAGTCCGGTGCCAGGAAGCTTTCGAGACTCATTCTCGATCGGGAGTAAGTTCACCAGCTCAACATTCTTGATTCCGAGCTCCTTGACTTGCTGCTCGAGCTCTGTCGCCAAACGCTGGATCTCAGCCAGCCCGTCAGGAGTCCGCATCAGGTGGTGACGGACATCGATGTTGCCGAGGTAGATCGTGATGCTGTCAAGGTCAGAGAGCTTGATACCGGAGCGCTCCTCGATCTTCTTACCGAGTCCATCACGGAGAGTGCTGAACAGCGTCAGACCATCATTGCGGCAGACCATCTGGCCAGGGTGGTAGGTCGAGAAACTGTGGCTGTCACCAAAGCAGAGGTTCCGAGTACGCTCGACGTGATCGAATCGACGAGTGTTCCGGCAGATCTCATCAAGGCGCTCAGGATCCAGCTGCACGACATCCTTGCTGGTGGACTTGTTCGTCCAGCGGCTCTTGACGCTAGCGCCAATCATAGGCATGTCGTGGTTCATCACAAAGGTCTGGCCCTTGAAGTCCTGGATTCGCTTGAATCGCCAAACGACGTTGTCATCGATACCGAAGAAGTAGTTGATCGCGCCGCCGTAGGCAATACCGAGCGAGATGATCAGAACGTCGTAACCCTCGTAGGTGTCACGCTGGCCCAGGATCTCTACGTTCTTCCATCCGGCATTCACCAGCATGTTGCGGTAGAGCTGGACCCAAGCAGAGTTGTGAGAGTGTTTTGCCTTTGGAGTGACGCGCTCTAGACCGTCAATCGCAATCTTGGCGTCCTTGGGGACATTGAAATCCGTGAAGAAGCTAGCAGACATTATCGAACTCCCGTGCTACCGAAGGCACCATCGCCTCGAATTGTGTTTTCGTCATAGAGATTGTTAAGCTCTACGACTTCGACATTATCATAAAAGACCGGAAGAAGTACAAACTGCGTGATCTTATCTCCACCAGAGATAATCTGCGGCTCAGATCCGACATTCATCATGTGGAGGTGAATCTCACCCTGGTAGTCCTCGTCGACAACGCAGGCTCCAACAACCAGCTCCTTCTTTGCCGCAATGCCGCTCTTGTTGAAGGCGATCAAAGCATGACCCTTCGGAACGTTTGCCTTGATCCCGCTCGGGATGAGAACGCTACTCCCAGGATTCACCATGTAGACATCTGCGCTGGGCACAAAGAAGTCGATCCCTGCTGACTGCGGAGTTCCGCGGGCTGGAGTCTTGACGTCACAAATCTTCGAGATTTTCACTTGGTCTCCTTCTTGGACTGGCGATAGTTGTTCCAGGCGCCGAGGTATGCAGCGGCGTCTAGGAAATTGTCTTCCTTGTAGTTGTAGGAGTGCCGAGAGAACTTGAGCGCGATCAGCATCGCAAACATGTCATCAGCATCGAACTGCTTGCCGGTCATGTTGGAGGCAATCGCTGCGGCACGTTCCAGACCCTCACCGATCGGTCCATACTGCCGTTCCTTCTCTTCAGAGCGATTGTTGATGATTTCGTCAGCAGCCTTAAGAATGTTCATCAGAAGATCCTCTTCATTATGTTCTTGGTCCATTCGTTGATTTCTTCCTTGGTCAGCTCCCGTCGGGGTAGCTGGAGCATCTCTTCCTCGACAACGGACCACGTGATGTCGTCTCGGAGCTTGAACTTGGTATTGTTTGGAACTGGCTCATATTCTATCAGCGCTTTCATCATCTCAAAGTGGCGCTGGTAGACGTGGTAGCTTCCAGCGTGGTGAAAGTATTGACCGAGCTCAGCGTTGATTCCTCGGGCACAAAGCTCATTCAGCATCATCTGCTGGAACATGCTGAAGGTGAACACATCGTTGCAGAATCCATAGACCGCATCGTTCGATCGCATGTTGACTGCGAGGTGAAGCTTGCCTGCACGGAGGAAGAACTGGATGTACTGCGTGCAGGGATAGTCCTTATCGTTTCCAGACTTGTGGTGCGGTTGATTTATGGCGATCGTGGCTCGGCGGGTGTCATTATCTCGAACGATCTCATCGATGACCCACTGCCACTGGGGCTTCAGGTAAGTCCCGTAGTTCGATTCGACTTCGTTCTTGTCATCTGCGATCTGACGCCAGATCGCTGCCAACTTCCCGATATTTTCCACACTGCGGTTTGCAGAGAGATACCACAGCCACTCAGCGACGGCATACTGCGGGCTGAACTTACGTGCTGGAGCCGCAATCATCATGTCTGTAGGGTCTTCTATCACGATGCTCGAGCAAAGCCGCTCGATCACTTTCGATCCACGCGTAGTGACTTCATCACCAAACGTATCTAGTTCTCTAAGCTCGCCGATGAGCGCAAGTTCAAGGTTTCTGTATTTCATGGGCATATCCTACTTGGGATTGGTGGGAAGTACAGTCACTTTTCGATGTTTATGACCTTGAGCTTCTGCCACCGAGTCGACATTCCAAAGTCGCCCTTCTCAACTTCTGCGGCTGCAAATGTGAACCGGTTCAGAGAACTTCCAGCCGCGGCACCCCAGCAGAACATCTTGTGGACCTTTCCTGAGTTCGCCATGCATTCAAGCAAGAGGTAAGGCTTCTTGTTCTTCGTGAGTTTCGGGATCGCATTTACGATCATGAACCAGTAGATGTCATGTCGGTCGCAGTCATCGATGGACCTGACGTCTTTCTCCTGGAGCCACTTGGAGACCTTCTCAGGAATCGCAGATTCGATGTTGAACGATCCGAGGAGTTCTCGGTCGAACTCCATCGTGGTCTGCATGCCCCACTCACCTGCATCAGTCGAGTCCGCAAGGAGTTCCTTGAGCTTATTCTTACCGAAGAGCGGCTCCTTCTTTGTACGCTTCTTCAGCTGGTCAGCAGATCCAATCACAATATCATGCATCTGGCGGTATGAGCTGAAGGTCTTTCCCTCACCAACCATGTCCATCGACCCAAATGCTCGGATCTTGATCAGTGACTCCAGCGCCTTCTTGTTGAACTTACTGTGACGCCACGTGCCATCTTCATTCCAGAGGAGGTCATCAATGCTCTTGTACGGTCGCATTTCAAGAATCTCATCGATCGCCGTGGCACCAACTCCCTTGCATGACAGGAAAGAGGGCATGAGCTTGTAGTCACCGATCGCAGCCCAGGACTTCTTCGCGTAGTTGATATCGATCGGAACGATCTTGTAGCCGAGGCTCTTGACTTCAGAGATCGCCTTCGGTGCCTTCTTGGAACCTGCGGTAGCCTCGAGGTAGGCGATCAGCCACTCCTGCTCATAGTAAGTCATGAGCCACGCACAGTAGTACGAGTTCATGGCATAGGACACCGCGTGGGACTTGTTGAAGCCGTATCCAGAGAAGTAGCAGATGTTCTCATAGAGCTTATCTGCCGTCCGCTCATCGATGCCATTGGCCATCGATCCCTTGACAAACTTCTCTTTGAGAGCCTTGGCCTTCTCAACATTTTCATTGCCAGACCCGACAGGCTTCATCATCTTTCGAATCTTGTTACATTCAGCCTTCGGGAATCCAGCCACCACGTGGCAAAGTTCCATGACCTGTTCCTGGAAGATGATACATCCGTAGGTCTCTTCCAGGACCTGCTTGATGAGAGGATGACCGTACTGGACGGTGTCAGGCTCGCTCTTCGACTTGATGAAGAGCTTATCAACCTTTGCACCCAGCGGACCAGGACGGTAGATCGAGGTGAGCGTGGCGAGGTCAATCACGTTCACCGGCTTGGCGGCCATGAACAGTTGTTGAGCGCCGCGATTCGTACACTGGAAGATGCCAGCCCATCGCCCAGAGTGATAGACATAGTCGTACACCTTCTGGTCGTCGAAGTCGATCACCTTCGGTGCCATGTTCTTATCGAACCAGTCCCTGACATCTGAGAACTTGATATCGGTCTTTCCCTCCTTCTCAAGGATCAGGGCAATAGTCCGCTCGATCATTCGAAGAGTACCGAGACCGAGGAGGTCAAACTTGACCCAACCGAACTCTTCGAGGTGCTTGTAGTTCATGCCCTCAACCCAGGGAGTCTGGTGCTCGCCCTTTGCCATGATCAGCGGCATACGCTCACCAATCCGCTCTGAGACGATGACACCACCTGCGTGGCGACCAAGAGCCTTATTCTGCTTGAAGAGGACTTGCAGGGGGTCCATGATGTCAGGATGAGATTCGAGGAAGTCCCGAGTCGACTTGGAGTACTTCATCGCATCTTCAAGCGTGATGTCAAACCCCTCATCGGCATCTTCATCAACCTTGGCACCTTCCGCGACATCACGCTCGAGGCTAGCCAGAGCTCGATTCACCTCTTCGAACTCGATTCCGTAGAACCGGCTTACGTCCTTGATGAGACTCTTGAGCTTGAACGTGTTGTAGTTCGAGATCGGGACAATGTTTTCCTTGCCAAACTTGTCGCGCATCAGGTGGATGAGCGCATCTCGATCACTGATGTCCGAGTCAATGTCCGGATACTCTGCGCGGTCAATCGAGAGGAATCTCTCAAAGAGGAGACCGTACTCGACAGGATCTACGTCAGTCACATATAGTACGTAGTTCACCAAGCTTCCGGCACCGGAGCCACGTCCAGGACCGACCAACATGTGGTCTCGGGCAAGATCGATGATAGCCTTCATCGTCAGGAAGTACTCGCTGAAGTTCTTCTCCTTGATGATCTGGAGCTCATACTTCAGGCGCTCGATGTACTCAGGCTTCTGGTGGAGACCACGCTTCACCAAGCCTTCTTTGCAGACATCCAACAGAGCCTTTGCCGCCGTCTTACCTTCAGGAATGACATAAGTCGGGAGCTTCATGGAAGTATCGGGCTTCACCTCTCCAACGATGTCATGGGCAATGAAGTGAGTGCGCTCAATCGCATCGATCACGACATCATCATCGTAGAAGGTGTACCCGTTCTTCACCTGCTGGTAGGTCTCCCAAACCTGGTTCGCATTCTTCGGGTAGAGCTCGCACTTGAGATCATCGCGGGACTTCGGGAGAGAATCAGGATTGATCTCAGTGTGGTTGAGCCAGCCAAGCTTCTTGTAGATCTCCCGCTCACGCCAGTGCTCAGGTCGTGAATAGTGGGAATCGCAGGTGACCACAAGATGCTGAGACATCGAGTTCTTCTTAGCGAACTCAATGATAGCGCGGTTCACAAGGTGTTGGGCAGGAAGCTTGTTGAATTGAAGCTCGAGGAAGGTGTTCTCAACTCCGACGGCATCTACAAGCTGGTCTACCGTATTTCCGATCTCCCGCATCACCTTTTCGGCGAGGTCGCCGTTATCGAGTATGTGCGCATCAAGGTCGTTGAAGCCGTACTTCTGTAGCTCCTGGAACACAGAGTAGGCGATCGGACCACCAATGCAGGCGGTGGAGACGAGGAGGTCACCTTTTGCAGCCTGCTTGAGCATCTTGTAGTCGATTCGAGGGAATCGGTAGAAACCCTCAGAGTAACCACGGGAGACGAGGTGGAACAGCTTCTGGAGTCCAGAGGAGTTCTTGGGAAGAACGACAAGGTGGTGGCGCCGCTTCACCGGATCGAAGAACTTGGAAGACTTGGTCTCATCCTCGTTCTCAACGGTCAGGCTGGCACCCTCAGACTCGACATTCGTGGTCTCATCATCGCCATCCACGGTCGCAACCAGCTTCTTCTCCAGCTGGAGCTCAGGAAGCTTCCCCTCCTTTGAGAGGGTGTACTGGCGGCTCCACTCGCTGAGATCGGGATGCACATACATCTCACAGCCAGGGATGAACTTGAAGTGCTTGCCAGCCTTGTGCATCTTCTCGGCGTGGAGATAAGCATGGGCAAAGCCATTCATCTGGCCGTGGTCCGTTAGCGACCAGCCATCGAGGCCATTCTCAACACAGAAGTCAATGTGCTCCTGCGGATATCCAAGCCCATCGAACGTGGAGAATCCAGAGTGAGAATGGAGACCGAAGAACTTGGTTGGAGTTCGATTTTGCATTTCTTCCTGCTTGTAGGGTACACCACATTATACCACAACGCGGTGGAGTCTTCACCAAAAGATTTGGGGTCTCTCCAATTTCTAGAGAGACCCCTTCGTCACACCCGTTCAAGGGCTTCTTCCTGCCAGCCGTAGCTTTTTGTTCCGTTCACCAGCAGGTCATAGACGATATAGCACTCCAGCTGGGATTCTTCTGGATTGCACTCTCCACTAATGTGGTCGTCATCTACTATCCTGGCTTTTAGCACTATTGCCGGCGTGCCCTCATAGATCCGAAGCGGCTCATCTCTCCATTCTCCATTCTCGTAGACTTCGTCAGTCCAGCAGGGAGTGGTCATTGGCTTGATGAACGCTACCAGATCTCCAGGAGCAAACTTCGGAAGATCAGTTAAAGAAACCGGTACCCGTCTTCTTCGCGGCATCTTCAAACTTCTGCTTCTCTTCAAGAGCCTCGTTGAGCTCCTTCATCATCTTGCTGATGTTTTCCTCGAACAGGGCCTGGTACTCCTTCGTGACGTAGAGCTTATCACCCTCAGAGACCAGCTCAAGGGTGCGAAGATTGTCTACAATGTCGGTACCAGTAACGATCGCAAGCTGGACTACCTTTGCGATCTGAGAAATCACGTCATCTGAAAGCTTGAACTTCATGTTTACCTCACGTTTGAACTTGTGGACACCAGTGCGTGGTTCGACCGTCGGGAGTCTCCTCGCGGACAACCTTGTTCCCGTGCATGTCGGTCTCCCTACTATAAACAAGGAACCTGGAAGAGTATTCGCCAACTTCTCCGTTCAGATCAGAGTAGCTCTTGATGGTCGCGCCACCAGACTGGTAGCTGGCGCGGATCACCTTCTTGATCGAAGAGTTCAGCGTTGAGAGCTCCATGTTCGACAAGTGACAGACCTTGCGGTGCGGGCTGATCTTCGCAAGCCATAGCGAGTCCGCCTTGAGATAGTTCCCGACTCCAGAAATCACTGACTGGCTCATGATCGCTTCGCACACTGTCTTGTTCTTCATCTTCATGAGCCGGTCACTGAACACGTTGTCCGGGACATCCTCATAGAGCATATCGGGACCAAGAGTGTCAAGCTTCTTGACCGTCTCCTCCTTTCCCTGGACGATCTTGAACGTGCCAAAGTTCCTGGCATCAGTGAAGTACAGAACATCGCCGTCCTGGAACTCGATCATCACCCGGGCATGGGAGCTGCGCTCGGTCTTCCAGCTGCCCGACATTCCCAGTGTGTTCCAGATGAACTGGTCGCCTTCAAGGGCGGCAAAGATGAACTTTCCCTTCACGCCCCAGCCTTCGACCTTTGCCGGTAGGGTGACGCTCGACAAACCCTCGATTGGCTTCTTCAGATATCGACCGCTGAGCGGTGTGATCGCCGTGATGATTTTTCCAGTGCTGAACTTTGCCAGATTATCAGTGATCCGGCGGCACTCAGGTCCTTCAGGAATGGTACACCTCCTTAAGCCAGTCATGGTACAGATTCAATGCGTGGTCTCTTGGTTCTACTTGCTGCCAGTCTCCAACCACAAAGATGCGGTAGGCATCATCCGCATACTTCCCGCAACCGTGCAGGTCCTTTGCGGTCTTCCACTTGCCGGCGAGGTACTCAGAGGAGAACCTGATCAGCGTAGAGGTGCGCTTCTTGGACATACCCAGCGACTTGATGATCTCTTCGAGGTCAGCTGGATTTGCGCAGGACATCGATGCCGCATCAGGGTACTTCTGAAAGAGCTCAGGCAGCACAGCCCTGACCTGCCTGTTTGTGGTGAGGTTCAAGAGAAGGCAGCACACTAGGATCTTCCAGGTGTCACCAAAGTAGGGCTCTTGGACCAGATTGTGAGGGGACTTAGGTGGTTGCCACGCCATAGTGGCAGAATATCACAGTTCTCTCAGCTTTTCATCACTTACTTGATAGCGCGAGGATAATTGCCATCACAAACTGAACGACGGCAAAGATTGTTACCGCCTTTGTCTTGAACGTGGTGAGGTCATCGATCTGCTTGAGCTTCTCACGGAGCTGAGACGGTGATGCCACATCGTCGATCTTATCCTTCCACTCGCGCAGCTCCTTGACCTTGTCTTCCTTCAGGCGAAGCTCAGCAATCTCCTGCTTGAGATCAGCCACTTCGTGGCGCAGTGAGTTTATTCCAATTGCCAATGTCTCAAGTTCCTTGAGTACAAGCCTGGAATACTCGTTCCAGGAGTTCTGCGCTGGGTCCATCAATCCTCCGAGCCTGAAACTATACGCTTATCTATACTCTGGACTCGGAGTATGACCTAACACTGACTGGCCAGAACTGCGCGGCAATATCTCTGCACGCTTCTGCAACCTTCTGGATCTCCCACTGCGCTCCCTCATGAGTTCGAAGGTCAATAAACCTGAGCAAGTTGTTCAGATTACAAGTCCCATAGTACTCAGTGTAGAGGTTCATGGGAAGAACACCACGAGCCTGCTCGCGACAAACTCCGGCCTCCATCAGCTCGTGGTACAAATTCAAGGACTCATTGTGGAATACCTTGATTGCATCAGAGGCCGCGCGACCATAGCTAGCAACATGCGAGTTCACTAGGTTGTCAGTATTGCTAGCCTGCCTGTTGCTCTTGTGCTGCGTCCTGAACATGTTCGGCTCATAGAACTCGAGATTCTCATCCGTGTATCGACGAGAGATCTCGTTGTAGGACCAGGTACGGTGACGGTGGTGCTGGGACCTGACGAACAACGGGACCTTGAACCTGAAGGTGATCACGTTGTGCTCAAGAGTGGAAGTGTGTCGATGCTCCATCAGGTACTTGATCAGCTTGGAGTCCTTCTCGTCCAGCTCATCCTTCTGCTTTCCAAAGGAAACCCTGGCGGAGTTGACGACCGTCAGGTCAGTGCCCATGTGTTGGACATACTCCACGCATCCAATTCCGTCACCGTACAGCTCGATCCTATTCATGCTCTACTCGACCTCGATATTGACGTCCACGCTCACGGTGAGCTTCGGGATGCGGAGGTGATTGGCAAGGTTGTGCTTCTTCGCCTCAGTGGCATCGAGGTACCAGTCAGCATGACCACGCTCGTGGACGATCTTCAGGAAGTAGTCGTCCGGCTTGCCACAGTTGCGGGCCATCATCTCATAGACCTTGCGGTTGAGGCGCTCGACCTCCTTGGCGTCAGACTTGATCTCCTCGACCTTGCCCCAGGCTCCGCTGGAGACGTCGTGGATCATCACGGTGCCGTTTGCATCCATGTAACGCATGCCCTCAGCACCAAAGCTGAAGAGGATTGCGCCGCAGGACATCGCCTTTCCCTCAACGATCGTGGCAACAGGGAGCTCAGATCCCTGGATTGCAGAGATCATCGACATGAGGGAGTAGACCTGCCCTCCGTAGCTGTCGATCACGACAGGAATCACCTTCTGCCCAGTGGAGTGGGCCTTTGCCATGGCGATCTGGAATTCCTTGGCGGACTCCTCGTCGAACTTATTGACTCGGACGATAACAGGTAGGCTGCGCAGCTCACAGTCCTTGATTAGCGGGCTGACATTCGTCTTCCAGATCATTTCTTCTCCTAGATTATCGGGTTGTCTAACTCTGAGATTCTAACCACACTTGGAGTATGAACAAGACTTGCAGGTAATACATCCCTCCTGGTACACCAGATCTGAAGAATTGCACTCGGGGCAGGACTTTCCAGCAGGCTTGGTGCCGTCTGGGATATAGCCCTTCAGAACCCTCGCGATGACCTTCGAGAAAGAGAACATGTCGGAGGCCTTATCCTTCTGGACCTGCTCAACGATGTACTGAGTGGGAACTGCGTGCCTCAGAGCAAGGCTTATAGTCCTGGTGAAGGCACCCTGCGTCGGGTTGTCGAACAGCGAGGCAATGTCCTTGAACACGACCTCATCATCTCCGATCGGGACCTTGAGATTGTATGTCGTGACGCCGTCCTTTCGACCATTCTTGGTGAGGATGCCAGTCTTCGCCTTCTTCGGGATCTCGACCTTCTCAGCAAGTCCACAGAACACCTCGTAGGGCTTGCCATCGAGGAGACCGACCAGGATCATCCACGACTCAGATGTTTCACCATTGCGGACATTAGCCCTGTGGATATCGCACTGGAGCTCCTTGGGTCTCTTTGGCGCGTGCTGGACCGTCTTCGGCTCGCCCTTCGGCTTGTCCGCAACCAACACTCCGGTCCTGCATCCATCGCGGTATACTGTGAAGCCCTTACAGCCCGTCTTCCAGGCTCTCATGTAGACTTGTGCGACAGTCTCCTTGGTGGCATCATTGGGCAAGTTGCAGGTCTTTGAGATCGAGTGATCGATCCACTTCTGTGCCGCAGCCTGAATGTCAACTGACTTCACCCAGTCGATATCGTTTGCAGTGCCTCCCCAGTAGGGAGAGTCCTGAGGCTCAGTCTTGCCCATGGCATCCATCCACTTCTTGAACCAGTGGTGGTAGACCGTGAACTCTTGCCACTTGTCACCGAGCTCATCGACAAAGTCGATCTTTGTGTTGTCGTCGTTCACGTTTATCTTCTTGCGACGCTTGTACGAGAGCATGAATGCGGGCTCGATGCCGCTCGTGGTCTGGGTAAGCATGGAGACCGAGCCGACCGGCGCCGTTGTCGTGAGGGCGATGTTGCGGCGTCCCGTCTTCTTCCACAGGTCAAGAGCGCCCGGCTGAAGGGATTCAGTGGCGCGCATGATGTCACTGAGGTACTTGTGGTCCTTCTCCTTCTTGTAATCCCAGACTGGGAACGCGCCACGCTCGTGCGCCATCACAAGCGATGAATAGTGCGACCACATCGCGAGGTGACTGTAGATTGCCTCGGTCAGGTTGATCGAATCGTCAGATCCGTACTTGTGGTTGAGCGCCGCCAGCGCATCTCCAAGACCAGTGATTCCAAGACCAGTTCTACGACCATTGAGACCTGCATCGCGGATCTTGGTCCAGAGATCTCGCTCTATCTTCTTCACGTGGAAGGGCTGAGGGTCCTTGTCGATCTTCTCAAGAATCCTATCAACGCACTCGATCTCGAGGTCGATGAGATCGTCCATGAGGCGCTGCGCGGCGTAGACCGTCTTTCCAAACTCATCAAAGTCGAATTTCGCCTGCTCAGTGAATGCATTCTTGACAAACGACACGGCGTTGACCACCATGAGCCGGCAAGAGTCATATGGGCTGAGCGGTATCTCGCCGCAGGGGTTTGTAGAGATCGTCTTGTAGCCATCTTCGCGGTAGCAGTCCACGATGCCCTGGTTGACCACAGTGTCCCAGAACAGGGCTCCAGGCTCAGCTGAGGCCCAAGCCGCATCGATGAACTTGTCCCAGATCTGCTTTGCATCGACCATCTTGACGATCTCAGCATCCTCAGGGTGTGCCTCGACTGGCCATCTCAGACAGAATCCAGTGTTGCTTTCCACTGCCTGCATGAACTCATCTGTGAACCGTATCGAGATGTTCGCGCCAGTGACCTTCTTCAGGTCGCGCTTGATGTCGATGAAGGTCTCAATCTCTGGGTGGCGACAGTCGATCGTCAGCATGAGGGCGCCACGACGACCGCCCTGGGCGACCTCTCGGCAGGAGTTTGAGAACCTCTCCATGAAGACGCCGATGCCGTCGGTGGTCTTTGCCGCGTTCGATGTGTTCATACCACGGGGGCGGATCGTGGAGATGTCGAACCCGACACCGCCGCGCCGCTTCATGATCTGGACTTGCTCCTGGTCAGCGAACAGGATGCCACCGTAGCTGTCATGAGGCTGTTCAATTACGAAGCAGTTCGAGATGCTCTGGATCTGGTAGTTGTTACCGATGCCAGACATCGGAGATCCCTGGGGAACGATGTACTTGAAGCCATCTAGAAAATTGAAGATCGTCTCTTCACTCATCGGATTCGGGTACTTCGCCTCGATCCTGGCAAACTCACGAGCCAACCGGCGGTGCATGTCTCGCGGAGAGTGCTCGAGCAGGTTTCCCGACTCATCTCTCAGAGCGTACTTGCTCAGAAATACGTTTGCCGCTAGCTCGTCGCCATTGAAATACTCAACTGCCTCAGACATTCTTACCGCTCCTTATCTCTTTCCACTTCTGTTGTAGTGCTGCTTTCATGTCATTCCCGTCCTGCGAGATGGCCTCGTTCAAGGTGAGGAATTTTTCATCCAGGACTTCAAACTTAGACTTAGACGTGTCTATGTTTAGTGGAAACAAGAGTCCGTCTTTGCCTGCCCGGTTCTTTGCCACGAATAGTCGCCCAGAGCCATTTGCCTTCTCGGTCGACTTTCTGGAGATTGAAACCACGAGGTCTGCGACCATCGCCTTGCCGTAGGCTTCGCTCATATTCTCGAGGCCAACGATATCTGAGTTCGCAGAGTCTCTGTTGGCTTGAGAAGCAGTCCAGATCGGGACGCTGATCTCCATCGCGAGGTTACGAAGCTCCTCATAGACCAGCTTCAGCTCATGGCGAAGCGAGTCAAACGAACG